CATTTGCTTCATCTATATGAGCGCCGCAACTGATTGGATTTTGTAATCGTCAGCCCTGCACCCACCACCCCCGACGATGTTGCCCGGGATGTTGAACTCGCGGATGATACCCTTGGGGAAGTGTGCACGCGCCACGAACTCAAACTTGCCCTCTGCGTTGCGAATGCGGTCGATGAGGTAGAACCGCACCTTGCAAAAGGGATGAGCTTCCAGAACTCCATCTTTGTTCGGGACGTAGCGCACCATACAGGTGCCGTCCCACTCGTAGCCCTTGGGGAGTTCCGGAACTTCCACGGTTACGGGTTCTGATGTCTTGACCTCCAACACCCCTTCAACTTCTTCAGTTTGGGGTTCGGGCTCGATGCGCCCGAGGACGATAGGCGTCTTGATCTTGCCTTTGAACGGGCAGCCTTCGCATCCGCTGGCGTTGCACCGCTCGAAGAACTCACAGGTCGGCGGTGCGGATTCCCAAGTGCTGAACCGGGTGTCCACGTCAAGACTGCTGTGGCCGGTTTCAGCACGGCGTGCCGACCATGCACGAGCGAGCTCAATGCCTTCCGTGCAGTGCTTGATGAGGCCGATGACGCCGCGCCAATGGTCATATCCGACGTCACCCTGTGTGTCCCGCATGGCTCGAACTTGTGCACACTTGTCTGCACAAGCTTCCGCACTGCACTCAAGGGGTGTATACGGAATCGGTTCAGGTTCTTCACCCATGAGCCACGGCGGGATGGGGCCCAGCGTAGTGTCCGAGTTGGCGAGGAGCTCAGCCACCTTGGCGCAGAATGTGTCTGTGTCGATGGGCTCCTTCTGCTCCAGCACGACCTTCACCTCTTTTGGGTTCGCAGGGTCCTTGCGGTTAAACGAGCCCACGGGGCGAAGCACGGAAGCGAAGTCCGAGGCTCTTGACGGGTCAATCAGCAGGTTGTCTGCCTGCATGACGGACTTTAGCGCCGAGGCCACCTGCACCCACTCCTTGGGGAGCAGAGGCTTCGTCAAGCACCAATAAGCGTGGATGCCGCGCCCCGAATTAACCAGCATCGGGAATGGGAGGCCTTTACTTTTGCACCAGCCCAACAGTGCTTTCGCGCCTTCTTTCTGAGTGGCATACCCTTTGCCCTCCAACGCCTTCGTATGTCCGCAGTCGATGTCGGACCAGAAGGCTTTGGCGGCCAACCAGTTGGACGAGGTGCGGGCAATCAGCTTGCCGTTCTCGTCGCGGTATGGTGCGGCCTTGTAGGCGGCGCACGCATGATAGGTCGGCACCCCAGAGGCGTCGCACTTCATGGCGAAGGCTGCGGCATCTTCCAAGGACGTAAAGCCCTTGTGCCTGAAGCCCTTCGCCGAGTGTGCGGCGATGAGGTATACCCCTTCAGGGGGAAGGATTGCCCGTAAAAATTCCAGTGTGTTCATGGCAACCTTCTATGAAAATGGGGGCCGAAGCCCCCGGTGCGGTTTAAGTTGGTGGAGTGTTATTCGAAGCCAAGGTCGTCGAGGACGGCCCCGAGGTCTTCTTCCTTGCTAACCACCTTCGGCGTGCCCATGGCGCGAGCGATGATGTCGTCGGCGGCCTGCTGTGCAGGCGTGGAGGCCGGGACGGGCTCGGGAGCCGGAGCAGGCGTTGCGGGCTTGGCCTTCGGCATGGAGGCTTCAGGCTTCACCACCGTCTGCGGAATGTCATCAGGCTCGGAAGCGTGCTCGGCGGCGGAGTCGTGCTGCATGCCATAGATCATGCTGGAGACGACTTCGCTGTCGGCGGCTTCCTTCACCTTCATGTAGGTGTCCTGATCGAGGAAGCCCATGGCCTTGAAGGTGAGGCGCGGCGTGGCCTGCTGCATGTCAAATCCGATGCGGGTAGCAAGCGCGTTGTACGGGACACCGCGATGAGCACACCACTTTCCATACTCGCCAACAGCCTTGATAGAGGCGGGCGGCACGCGCAGAAGAATCGGTTCGTCGATGTTCGTCATGTCGGCGATTGCCATGCGGATGAAGTCGGAGCAAGCCTTGCCTCGACCCATCTGGCCGTTGTCGCCTCGAGCCGTGCCGAAAGCATTCCACTTACACGCGGCGCAGGTCTTGCACTGCGGGTTGGCAACGGAGCTGTCAGGCTTGATGCCGTCGTTCGAGAAACACGTCGGCTTGTTGTCCTCAGCGCCTTCCGTGAATCCGTTGGCGTAGTACGTCTTGGACTTGTTCGGAGAGACCTTGATGACGGCGACGGTGATGGACGTAGCGGGCGATTCGGGATCCTTCGGATTCGGAACAACCTGACGTTCGTCACCACGAACGAGGGTGAAGACCTTGCCCTTGATGGACATCACGGGGAAGGAAGCACCAGCATAGGCGAGCAGGTCAGAGTTGTCGGCCTGAGTGTTCTGAAGATAGGCGGGGACGTTGTCGCCACCAAACGGGATGATGTTGGCCATGATTACTCCTTATGCACGGCGGAAATTAACAGCGACTTCGCGGCGGATGTTGACGCCCGGGGGGACGTCCTGATTCTCTGCCATGAAGCCTTCAACAGCGGTTTTGTTTGCACGGACGTCGAGGAGATCGAATGCCTTGTTGGACTCGATGTAGTCCATGAAGGCGGATTTGTCAGCGACCGTGACAGAGGTTCGTTCGGAACGATAGGCCGTTCCTACAGAGGTTTTCATGGATTCGACCCCTGCGTCAGACAAGACCTGAAGCATCTGAGCTTCAAGCTTGTCGAGAGCTTGAGTATAGGGCTCAAGCTGGGCTTTGTGACTAGCCTTGATCTGAGCCACTTCGTCGCGCACTTTGATGTACGCGCCGACGATGGCTTCGACATTCATAGTAGTCATACTAGGCTCCTTATTTCTATACGTAGTCTATTACAGGTGCACACTTTTCGCAACCTCTATACCGCATCGGGGTTATCCCTAATGAGGTCAAGGAGTGCGCCTTGGAGCGACTGCTTGTCGTCCAAGCGGCTGTAAATCTTCTCTTCGAGGTTTGTCGAGACGATGTGCACGATAACGGTTGAGCGCTTCTGGCCGGGGCGACGGACGCGGGCACAGGCCTGCTGATACACCTCGTTGGAGTAGCAGGGGCCATACCAGCAAATCGTCGTGGCTGCCGTAAGCGTGAGGCCATGCGACATGGTGGCCGGGTTGGCGATGATGACACGAGGGTCGTCACGGTTCTGGAAGTTGTAGAAGATGTCGTCTCGCTCGCTCTTGGGCGTCGAGCCGTCCACAACCGCCACTGCATGACCCTGCTTCACCAGATAGTCGCGCAGACTATCCAAGGCTCCGCTGAAGGGCACGAAGACGATGACCTTGCCTTCGGACTCGCAGACAATCTCATCAACAGCCTCCTGACGCGGAGTGCTGTTGACTTCGAGGTGTTGGCCTTCGTCGCCGTAGACCACACCACAAGTTATCTGCAGGAGTTTGGAGGCCTTGACTGCCTCGTTCACTGCCAGCACTTCGCCCGCCTCTAGCTCACTGCGCAGCTTGGCGGCCATGTCCTTGTACGCAACCATCTGCTCTTTGCTGAGGGCGACCTTGCGTTCCGTGACGATCTGCGGGGGCAGATCGACCACGTCGTCCAGAGCAAAGCGCACAGCAGGCTGCATGATTCGGAAGACCGTCTCAGCGGCGTCCTTCTTGGGGACCCACTTGAACTGCGTCAGCTGAAGCATGGTCAAGTCCCTGAACTTCCCGAAATACTTCGGACAGTCGGGATTGGCCGGGGTCACCAAGCGGATCTGCCCGAAGGCATCCGTTGGAGAGTTGGGCATCGGCGAGCCTGTGAGCCCCCACACGCGGCGGGAGCCGTGAAGCTGCTTGTTGCAGATCTCGTTGGCCGCCTTCCATCGCTCCGCGGAGTGGTTGCGGAAGAGGGCGACCTCGTCGATCACAACGATGTCGATGTCATCGCGGTCGGCAAGGTCGTCCTTGATGATCTTGATGCCGTCCGTATTGATGATGTAGATGTCTGCGGGTTCCTTGAGGAGCCTCAGGCGCTTGTCGCGGGTGCCGTACAGCACGTTGACCTGAAGCTCCGGGAAGGACTTGAAGATCTCGTCGGCCCACGTGCGCTCCATCACCGAGATCGGGCAAATGACCAAGGCTCGATGGATGGCCCCGATGGAACGAAGGTAGTCAAGCGCCCACAGCGTGGTGATTGTCTTGCCCAAACCCATGGAGTTCAAGATGAAGCCACGGCGGTGCATGGTCGCGAACTCTGCAGTGACCTTTTGCGCGTTGAACGGCGTGAACTTCCCGTTGTACGGGTAGTAGTAGTTCATCGGCGCAGGCACTTCGTAGCCGAGATTCTGCAGAACCTTGGTTTCGTCGGGCTTGTGCGGCACCGCAACCAAGCCCGTCTTACCCCTAAAGCTGAACTCCTTGGCCGTCGGGATAACGGTTGTGATCTTCGACGGCTCCTTCGGTCGAAGAATCACCGCCTTTTTGGGTGCATAGATAATCATGTGCGCTCCTACGGGTTGTACGAGGACTTGCCTCGTCGCCAACCTCGATTTGCTTTCTCGCTCACAACACGAAGGTTGGACCGAGCGTTGGAACCCCCTCGCTTGAGGGGCGTTTTGTGGTCGACGTCTTTACCGTCTCCCTTGTGGACTAGGCCTTCTCGCTCAAGCTCACGGCGTGCGGCGTTGCGCATCGCTCGCTTTTTCTTTTGAGCCGGTCGAGCGTTGTAGGCCTTGTCGTACGCGGCTTTGCGCTCTGGTGATTGTGGCATTATACCTCCTTATAAATTATCGCCTGTACTGACGACGCCTTACGCGTTGCTCAGCTTCCCAGTCGGCGTGGCACTCCGAGTCGCACCATCGCTGGCCCTTCGAAATGCGCTCGCCGCAGTAGAGACAGAAGCCCGTGGGCTTCGCTTCCTTCTTGTTGGCATCGGGCGGTTTCACAAGAGTGGCATACGCTTCGAGCTCTTGCTGCGCCCTGTCAATGTTGTCCATCTATTAGTCCTCCTTTGTAAACCTGTACAGTACGGGTCGGCTGAACTTTCGGAAAAGCTCCAACTGTTGCTCAGACGCCACCTTCTGAATGTTGTCCGCCATGCAGTAGACATCGGACGGGCAAATCCAGTTGGTGAACGCCTTGGCACCGTTCGGGGCCATAAACGGCGCGCACATGCTCCTGTAATCACATGCGTCATACAAGCGGTACCCGAAAAGCGACCTGCACGCAAGCGAAGCCGGCATGACATCCCACATAAAGAGCTTGCCTCCGGGCTTCAGTGCCGTGTAGATCTTTCGCATGATGCCCTGCACCTGTACGGGGTCGAAGTAACCCATGGTGTAGTTGCAGAACACAATGTCGTATCGGCAGGGAGGAAGCTCCATCTTGGTGATGTCGCCGACGACAATGGGAACAGCGTCCCCACCGATGCTCGCCTGACATTGATAGTAATTGATCCCCTCCACCGCTGCGCGGCCTGCCGTCAAGTTGCGGACGTGCCAGATAAACTCGCCCGTGCCGCAGCCGATGTCCAGAATGGTCGCGCGGTCGAGGCACCACTCCGCACTCTGTTCGCACTGTGCAAGAAGTCTGCTTACGTGTTGGTAGGGATCTTTGTGCAGACGCCATGTCTGCAGGATCGTGTCGCCTGTGCCTGCAACCTGCGCCATGTACTGGGCGCACTGTTCCTCAGTGGGGAACATGTTACGGGACTGAGTAGATACATTCTCCATACTGCTGCAACCTAGTAAGTGCGTCTTCGACGACTTGGCTGTCGGCGGCTACGACCGCCACACCTCCGGCGACATGGATATTCTCCAAGTGCCGCTTCTGGTTAGGCGTGGTGTTCTTCGCCTTGCCGGGAGCCTTCGTCTCGATGCCCATGAAAACGCCGAGCTTCTGCCCAACCATCTCCTGAGTAATCTCCACAGGTGCGCATGCAATGAGGTCTGGGATTCCCACAACCCCCATGCCGTTTTGAACAGGCATGTAGCACCACACCTTGCGTTCCTTGAGCAGGGACTTCACTTGTGCTTTGACCTTGCCCTCGGGTGTCATTCAACATTCTCCTCTGGGCCGACCCACGGGCGGAAGCGCTCGACACTCTTGATGAGCCCTCGGTCGACCCACACAAACTCATCTCCGTCGACCCAAGCGACATAGTGAGCGACAGCTCGACGGAGCACAACGCCCTCGCGCCACTCGACGCGCATCCAGACGCCTTCAGGCGGCTCGACCTCAGGGAACCTGTTCCACTTGTGCGGGTCGTACTGGTGAGCCTCTTCGAGCTTATTTACGTCCATACCGTGCTCCTTATCGTCCAGTGGAGCCGTAGCCGCCCGCGCCGCGCGCAGTCTCGGAAAGCTCATCCGCCCACTCGAACTCAGTGTCAACGAGCTTTTCGATGCGCATCTGTGCGAGTCGATCACCGTTGCGGACGACGTAAGGCTTGCCTGAAGCGTTTTTCACCGTGACGTAAACAGGACCGCGGTAATCAGCGTCCACAAGCAAAGGCGTGATGATGAGACCTTTCAGCGCAGTGCTGGAGCGGCTGTACACCACGCCGACGTAGCCCTCAGGAATTTCAAAGGCGAGGCCCGTCTGAATGCGAACGGTCTGCTCTTCGAAGATCGGCGCATCGAACTCTTCAGCTGCGTACAGGTCAAACCCCGCAGCGTACTTCGTGCCGCGCTTTGGCATCTTCGCGCCGGGGTGCAGTTTCTTAATCTTGACTTTCATTCTTCCTCCTCGGCGGCGTATTGATCCACTGCTTCGTCTTCGATGATCTCGTTGAGGGTATTGAAGACCGTTTCAACCCCCAGCTCGTAGGCACGGCGAACCCCATCGCTTGGCGACAGAACGCCGCTTTCCACCATTACGCAGATAGCCTCGAGTCCGGGGTTGAACTGCTCACCTTCGTCTCCCTCAATTTCGTATTCCATCATTACACTCCACAGAAATCACAATCTTTGACGGGGCACCACTTGCGGCAAAGGCCAGACGGGCGCTTCATCCACTGGTCCTTTTCATATGCGAGATACAACCTATGGACGAGGGGAACCCACGTCTCCCAGATCTTGTGCTTTTCTTCGGCCTTGTATGACACGCGGTCAATCTTTCGATCCTTGAGCCAGACGTACGCTGTGTGGACGACCTCGAGCTCCGGCCAGTAGGCGAAGGCGAAGCCCGCATAGAGCGCCAACTGTTCGGACGGCTTACGCTTGCCGGTCTTGTAGTCAATGATGATGGCCTGCTTGCCGTTCTTTACAACAAGGTCGGCAGCTCCTCTCGACCACGCATCTTTCCAAGCGCACGGTTGGAAATCTTCCGTGATGGAGAAACGGAATTCAGGGAGCTTTTCGCCGGGCATTGCCTTGATCTTCTCGACCAAGGGTTCGTAGCTCTTGTAGTCCTTCGGCAACGGGTCACCCCAGTTCACCGCGTTCTCAAAGAGCTTGTGGATCTTCTGCCCATAAAGCGACTCCTCACTCATGGGCAGATCCTTGATGTCTCGTGCCACGCGCAAGCGGTAATACTTATGCGGGCACGAAGTGAATGCGTCAATTGATGACGCAGTCCATGCGGGTATTTTCATATAGTCCCCTAGAGGGGACTAAGCCCCTCAACGGTTGTTAAACTTGCGTTCCAAGTTGCGGATCTTGTCTCTCGACAGGCCGTCTCGGGACGTTGTGCTGGGACGCTTGATCGCTCCGCTTGCAACGGCGCGTTCGTAACGCTCCTGCACCTCCTTGTTGATCTGCGCAGTGCAGACCGAGCGTGCTTGAGCAGGCTTCATCTCAGGATGATCCTGCAGGAACTGCTCTACACGCATCTTCCACAGCTTCTTCTTTTCGTCGAGAAAAGCCGTGGCTTCCTCGCGGGTCAAACGACGCTGGCGGCGGAGCTCCTCCGTCTTCAACGCGTTGTCAAGGCGAGCACGATAGTTTCGGGTGTTTTCGCGAAGGTGCGCACGGCGCTTCGTATCGAGCGGCGTGGCTTTTTCACGCTGCGCCTGAAGCTGTCCGCGCTTGCGTGACGCCATGTCCAATATGTCCTGAGCCTTGGTGGGAGACTGGCGAGCAACCGCAACGATTTCGTTGAGCGGCTCAATAGCCTTCCAGAAGAACTGGCGGTTGTGAGGGAGTTTCGCAATCGCCTCACGTACACGCTGTTCACGACTCGGGCCGTACCGAGGATCGAGCACAAGCACAATGGCTTCGCGCAAACGTTGGTAGTCGTATACAAGCTGTTTCATGAGAAATACCTTAGAGCGTCAGGGAACGCTCTCAGTATAGATCAAAACAAGGCTATACAACTACTCATAAATCGGCGCTACTTCGCCTCCCCGTAGGTTTTCCCGAGGCCCGCTTCGCAGGACACCGGCAACGTCGGAGCCCACTTTGGCGGGGTTGACATGATCGTTTCCATCATATGCTTCACTTCTTGCGCCTCTTCGTCCGGCACCACCACGATGACTTCGTCGTGCACCATGTGGACGACACGCCTGATCTTGCCATCGGCCTTCGCCTTGCAGGTCTTGTCCAGCTCCTGCTTGATCTTGCACATCTGGTAAGCCACGATGATTCGAGCGAGGCTCTGAATGAGGTTCTCGGTCAAAGCACCTCCATACAGGCGCGCACGAAAGCGCTTCTTCTGGTAGGAGTACTCAGGGAACCCACGGTCGTTTGTCTCGCACTTGAGGTCGGGGTAACGAAGCTTCATCCCGTTAGGGAGCAAAATCGTGTGATCCGCCCCTGACACGGGTAGCCTGATTGCCACGCCGACAGTAGAGTCGTAGCCGTTGAACATGTTGGTGATTGCGTTCTGGCAGTCCTTCCACAGGCGGGGAATCGCATCGTACTGGGAGCGGTAGAGCTTCACAATGCGGTCGCACTCAGCCTGCGGCATGTTCACCTTGATGAAGCCGTTCGCCAATGCGTGCTGAAGCTTCGCCGCCCCTGTACCGTAACCGAGGCCGAGAATGCAGTTGTGCACAATCATTGGCCCCTGAGCCGTGCGGACCATAAACCTATTCCGTGGTCCCGCATCCGCTATGTCGTAGACGGGCAATCTCTTTTCTGAGCTCTTCATTTTCTTTTTCCAGTTCAATGATTCTTTGAGATAGGACGTTTGCCTTGCGCTTGTTACTTGCGTTGACACTGCACGTGACAAAGCGAATGTTCCCGGGTTCGTAGTTGCCGTCGTTGTCAATCCGGTCCAGTTGCAGGTCTGGATTATCCCAGCCCGGCAAAGTCTGAACGTACTCAAGGAACGAACTACGGTCATTCACCCATTTCTCGCTCACGTCAATACCGCGGCCGCCGTAAGATGAGTACACGCGGCAAGTCCTCTGCCGACACCTAGAAATGATTGCAGACAAGCGGTTCAGCAGACGCATTCGGTGGTCGTCGTCAGGCAATGCTGACTTGTATTTCCACCACCTCTTGGTCGACGCTTTGTGCTTAGCGCAGGTATCGCATCGGGTGCTCTTGCCGCTAACCAAATTGGTCCGCTCTACGCATCCTTCCCAGCCGCAAGAGCACTGGCAGTAAGGTTGCCACCCGTAGGATCGCCCGCCCTTTGAGACATATCGGGCAAATCCGAGCACGGTAAGCTCGCCGAACTGAGTGCCGACTGGAATAGGTTCGAATCGCCAATTAGTGTCTGCCAAGGCTCGAACTTGGTCCCCGTCCAACAAAGGTGGTCGGGCGTCGCCGTGATGCCACAGAAACTCAGCGTACTTTTCGTCCCTTGCTCGATAACCCCGTTGTGTTTGACCCATTCTTCTCCGTCCCATAAAAGATCAGCAGTTGTAACGTCCATGATGCGCTTCCAACCGTGGTTGGTAAGCACTTCCGTGTCAGCGGCTAAGCACGTCTTGCCCACGTGGCGCTCTTCGGGGTGCTCGTGCTTGTTGATCGGCTTGCCGTACACGCTCGAGGCGAACTTGGAATAGATGTCCTCACCGTTGGCGAACGCCTTGATGAGGTCGGTCTGTCCAGCGAACCACGCAAGCGTACGAGCTTCAATCTGCGACGAGTCGCACGCTACGAGGGTGTACCCCTCAGGCGGGCAGATAGCCTCACGCAACGCGCCGCCTCGTGGTAGGTTCTGCGGATTCGTGCCGTCCCCGCCGGACATGCGCCCCGTGTTCGCCGCACCGTAGTAGTTAAGCATCACGGGCATCGGGCCGCGGCGGGCAATGTCTAGGAATGCTTGTGTGCGTGTTTCTTCGAGCGTGGACTTCAACCCCAGACGCGCCGAAGCAAGCGCCTGTACGCGTTCATTAGGATGGTCGAGAAGTGCTTGGAAACCGGCGTCTGTCTTGGCGAATGCGTACGCCGTCTTGCCTGTCTTTTCCGAGACTTTTGTCGGCGGCTCCACCCCTTCCGCCCGTAGGAGTTCTGCAAATTTGTCATTGCTCATGAAGGCCGAGCGGTCGCCATGCGCAACGCTGTCGAGCAGCGCCTGCTTGTCCGCCTTGACCTTTTCCAAGTGGGTTTCCAACAGCTCGGAGTTGAGCTGGAGGACGGGTTCGGTGAACATCCTGATCGTGAGGTCGATCAGATACATTTCTTGTGCAGTGGACAACGGGAGAAGCTTCTGCAGGAGCTGATACGTGAGGTTCACGTCCTGCTGGCAATAGCGCCCGTAGCGCTCAAGCTCCTCGGGCGTGAAGTCCTTGCGATGCTTGCCTTGGGTGTTGTACACCTCCGTGCCTTTTTCACCAATGCCGAAGTACTCACCTAGCGCACGCAGACTGCCCCCGACCGTAAGCCCCGTGATAGGTCGCGCCATACTCAGCGTGTCAACGATGACACGGGGGCGGATGCCGTATCGCCAGTTCATGATTGCCATGTCGAAGGCCGCATTGTGGGCCACGCACACATCGTTCTGTGCGCCACGTTCGAGCAGGGCTTGCTTGATGATTTGATCGTCGCCGGACACCCATTCGATGGGGCCGTTGTCCTTCTTGATGGACACTCCGATAACCTCGAACTGAGGGGCTCGGATGTAGCTTTCGGTCGTCATTTTCGACAGGCTGAAGTCCTTGTCCCAATAGGTTTCAAAGTCGATGGTGAGCATTTTCTGTTTGTTGGATTGTTTCTGTATAGACGCTGATTCTAGCGCAAACTGTACACAACGTCTATACGCGTTTATACATAGATTATTATTTAACCTTAACCTTCATCCCATGGGCGAGGCGCACAAGTCGAGTCTCGACTCGCACCAAGCGGCGTTCCATCTCACGGAGTGCGCGGTGGACAAGGGCGGGGGAGATCGTGTTCTTCAGGACACGTCGGCGGGTGTTGTTTCTCATAGGGTTTCTCCTTATTCGTCAATCTTCAGCAATTTATGGAGCAGTGCGAGGATCCCGGGTGAAGCTGCGTCTGAGGTGCCGCACTGCGCGCATCGTTCGTGCTCAAGATGACCCTTCAGCACAACTTCGAACTCGCGCGTGTAGTGCTCGATCACTTCGTCACACTTCTTGATGGCTTCCTCGCGAGTTACCGGGGCCAAGAGCATCTTATAAACGCGTGTGTCAGCTATGTCGCGTTGGAAGCACGAGTTGCCGACACCCAATAAAGCCTTGGAAGCTTCTCGCGTGGCGATTTCAAATACGCGCGACAAAATAGTGGTACTCGCCAACAGAACCGCATTGCCTTCGCTGTAGTAAAAGACCTCGAACCTAGGCTTGCCGGAGCCTACCTTGCGAACTCCGATGAAAGGCGATGCGCTGTAGTAGTACCTTGATCCGTCATATCTCCCCGTTATAGTGTTGTAGGACACCCGCATAAATCCGTGTTTACTAAAAAGCTTGTCGTAGAGAGGGATGACGGCTATTCCATCACGGATATTCAATGACGCAGAGTAGTGCACTTCTTGGCCAGCGTTCTGCGCAGCATCTTTAAGTGCGTCGAGCCAGGCGTACCTGCAGCCGTCTGCGTCCTTAGGGAAAACGATCGAAGTCGGGGGTTGCAGCTTGCACGGCACAGCCTTCCACGCGACGAGTCTCGGAATTTCCTTCGCCTTTTCGAAGCATCCCTTGAGTGCGCGTGCTCTGAGTACCGCGCCTGCTTCCCCTATGCCTGCGCGCAGATGCTTCAACGCGAACCCGCAATCTTTTTTACACTCGGCGTTCAGTCTGGCCAGAGTCGGCCAGCTCACGACCTCAAGCGAACGGCGCAGCCCCAACGGCTTGGTCACCTTCGCCGCAACCTTGCCATAGTGGCAGAAAGCGAAGCCGGTGGAGCAGGGGAAATGCTCGGCTGGGCGAGCGAAGACCAGATTACAGTAGTCTTCAATGTAGTCAAGAATATCTGAAACCTTGTCTTTATCGTGAGGTACGAAAAGCGCCCTTGAGTGGATCGAGCCGTCTTCGTCGACGGACGGCTTGTCGCAGATTGCCTCGGAAGAAATGCGCAGGCTGAAAGAGGAAAATTCGTCTTTTTTCATAATTAAATCACTTGGCGGTAAGGGGCTTTCGCCCCTTTGTTATTTGGAAAGTACCCAACGAGCGTACTCCGCAACGAGGAAGTCCTTGGCATCCTCCAATGTGTCGTACCACTCGACATGGATGTCGGGGAATTTGGCTACGGCCTTGAACCGTGGCCGCGCAGGATCGTAGTCAATGATCCCGGAGATTACGAACGCGTACTTTTCGGGAATGCGCATCTGGTAGACGCGCCGCCCGGAATCGTTCTCGACGATGCACCATTGGATCTCATTCATCTGTGACCCTCAGGATGGTTCCGGGAAATCCGCTCATCTCGCAGTCGGTAGTCACCGCCCACACGATGTCGCAGGGCACTTTCTCCGGCTTAGGCGTGTAGCCATCAGTGAAAATGACAGCTAAATCCGTGTCCTCGCCGCTGCGGTCGATCCATCTCGTGACGGCTCCCATATCGGTACCGCCGTACCATCGTTGCTTGCTAGCCTTGACGGGGTAGTCCTCGCGCCTGAAAGTGTCCTCACGCTCCACGACTGAAGTCGTGTAGAGCACGACAACCTCGCGCGGGTTGCACTGCTCAATGATGGCGTTGACGTGACCGAGGAAACCTTCGACCTCATGATCGGAGATTGAGCCTGACACGTCGACGCCGATGACAAGCCTGCCCATCGAGGGGAGACGTTCACGACGAGGCAGGTAGGCAGTCTGTAGGAACCGCTTGTTAGGACGAGCCCACGTGTGGTGCTGTTCAGCTTTACTGACCATAAAGCGCTCGAGTACCTGATACCACGGCACAGTGGACTCAAGATAGTTCTCTAGTGTGCGAGCCAGAGAACCGGACAGCTTGCCCTGCATTCGAGCGCTTTGGGCCGCGGCGGCGATCTCCATCTTGCCGACGGAAACACGCCGCTTCACTTCGCCCTCTGATAGGTCTTGTGATAGGTCCTCCGGGCGAAGGTCCTGCACTGGTACCGACGAGCCGGCGGTACCCCCGCCCCCCGGCGGGCCGTTGGGGGCGTCGCGTTTGT